TTGGAGAAACTGCTTCTTTCTATGGAGATGTAAAAATTGGATCTGGAATTGATATAGATTCAAACAGTGGTGTTATTACAGCAACTAAATTTGTCGGAGACGCTTCATTATTATCTGGAATATTTGCAATTTCCACTACAGGATGGGTAGCACAGGGAGTAGGATTACATACTTTTAGATCGATTGGTATTGGAACCACAAACCCAGAATATTCTTTACAAATAGGATTCAATCCAGCAACATCATCTGGAGTTGCAATTGAATCTACCGGCAATGTTCTTATTTCTGGTGTTACAACTTCAAATACTTTTGTTGGTAATCTTACTGGAGATGTAACGGGAACCGCAACAACGGCAAATAATCTATCAGATGCCGCAAATATTACAGCAGGCACTATTAGTGATGCGAGACTTCCTAATGTAATTACATCAGACATTAATTCTTCTGGAGTTTCTACTTTTACTACAGTCAATGTAGATTCTACAATTACGATGTCTGGTGGTATTATTACTGCTATATCTTTTTCAGGACCGATAAGTGGAACAGTTACTGGTAATTCGGACACTGCTTCAGCATTACAAACTGCAAGAAATATAACACTTGCCGGAGCAGTAGAATCATCCGCAACTGCTTTTGATGGATCCACAGATATTACAATAAACACTTCTATTGGAAATACTTTCAGTATTAATACATCTGGAACTATATCTGCAAGCACTCTTTCTGCAGATTCTACAGACTCAACAAATCTAAGTGTTGGTATTGGAACATTTGAGGATATAAGAGTCGATAACACATTATCTTCTGCCGATGTTGTAATTACGAGTGATGTAAGTTCTTCCGTAAGTCTTGGAAAAGATGTTGGTGCAGGAAATAGTAGTGTAGAATTATCATATACTCCAGGAGCAGGTCGTTTAGATATTAATAATTATGATTTGGGTGGAGTTGCAATTAATTTACATGAAGGTACTGGAGCAGGAACAACTCTAGGATTCTCTGTAAAATATGATAATGCTAAGCAATTTGAAGTTTTCTATGATGGAAAAGCTGCCGTTAATAGAGGTGCATCTCCCGTAACTAGAAATTTTGAAGTTGGTGGAGATGCATTTATATCCAATAATATAGAAATTGTTGGTGTTTTAACAGCAGGACAAGGAACTAATAAAGTTACTCTTGGAGATGGTAGTCCGATTCCTGTTCCATCAACACAAAATTTTAACACTGTATCAGGTGTTAGTACATTCTTTAATATGATTGTTCAGAGCGACTTTAGGGTTGGTTCTTCTGCAACTATTGGTCAAAATTTATATGTTGGTGGTGAAGTTGGCATTGGTACTACCAATAACAATGACTTTATTACAGGATTATCACCACTTGCAACTCAAATATTTGGAAATTTATATTCGGATCAAGGAATTGTATCGGGAAATATTTTAGGAATTACTACAGATCCTAATGGAGTAATTCGAGAAGATCCAAGGACAATTCCATCCGAATTGGGTTCAACCGTTCCATATATGTCTTATGGAAATTTCCAAGTTGATAGTGCTGCATCATCAATAATTTCAGAGACTTTATTAATTGTTCCAAAGGTAGGCACTCCAATCGTTGGATTTGGATCCACAAATCTTGGATTGGCTCCAACAAACTATCAAGGAAATAAGTATTTGAGTAGAGTTGGTTTCAATACTTATTTCCCGAGATCTATTTTTGATGTAGGAACAGCATCAACAACGATGAATTCCTACTTTATCCCACCATCCATGCCGCAAAGTGATTTGGATGTTGTAAGGAACCTTTGGCAAAATACAACTGGATTTGGAACTGAACTTGCTAAGAAAGTAACTCCTAATGGAGTTCCTAAAGGTTCACTTGTTTATAATGAGACAAGTGAAGAAATTCAAGTAGCTATTAATGCTAATACATTTGGTCCAATGATTCCGATTGGTGGAATCATTATGTGGTCTGGTTCGATTGCAAGTATTCCAAATGGTTGGAGATTATGTGATGGAACCAATGGCACTCCAGACTTAAGAGATAAGTTTGTTGTTGGTGCAGGAAATGCATACAGTGTCAATGATACTGGTGGTAGAACAGACGCTGTATTACCACTTCACGGTCACGGAATTACTGATCCTGGTCATGATCATAATTATGATGGACAAACAACGGAAGTAATCGTTGAAGGTACTTCATCTGGAGAAACTGTTGATTCTGATGTTGGAATTACATCCACAACTTCTAATGTCGTAACTGGTATTACAACAACACAACAAGATGGTGTTGCTCTAACTGGTGATGAAAACTTACCACCATACTTAGCACTTGCATATATTATGAGAACCAATGCTTGACAAGACTCTAAAAACCCTGTAGAATACCTTTGTCAGGGTTGAAGACGAGATACTATAAAGCTTTAAGACACTTTAAGAAGTGGCACACAGAGACCCCACAAGGGTCTTTTTTATTGTATATTGTATTCATAGTCAATCAAAGACCATGTTCGAGAATCTTTTCAATCCTAAGACTCCTGATCCTATTCCCTTTAAAACAGAGAGAGAGTTGATTCTTCATGTGATTGATAAGAGTTATGGATTTTATAGTCATTCAGACCACTCAAGAATTTATGATAAGTATGCTTCTAACGGGTGGAAATATAATTCACAATACTTTAGTCTTGAATATAGTAGGGGTGATTCTTTTCGCTCTTGGGATAGTGCTAAACTTAAGTATCTTGCAGATCATTGTGATGATGCAGGTATTCTTCGTGCTGTCTTTGAAAGTGATAAACTTGTAAGTTACAAAGGGAACTGTTTTTCAACACCCTTTGTTGGAAATGCAAATCTTCCTGATGATATTATTATTGGACTTTGTGAGAAGTATTCTTGGAATGAAAATGTTCTCAAACGGATGCAAAGGGTAGAATACAAATACATCACAGAAGAAACAAAGGCAAAGATTGCTGCTACCATTGTAGAACTCAAAGAAAAGATGAGAAAGAAGAAGGAAGATAAAACTAAAAAGAAACTCACTGCATTTCTTACCACTGCTGCAGCAACTAAGAGTGTATTGACTGGTAATTCAATTGATGATGTTGTAGAGCAAACTATTACATCTGATATTGATGATGCCGTTCTGGATTACATGAACACACTGTTTGATAAGAAATAAACAATGAAATATGGTTTTTACTATCAGATTGCCCATAAAGAGACAAACGAAGTTATTTCTTATGAGGGGGAGACTAAGTTTTATTCTCTGGATAAAGCACAAGAGTCCATGAGTGCTTTTGAATATCAAGATACTCTTAACAATGAACGTATGATGAAAGAATTGCATTCAGCAGCTAAATTTCAACTTGATATTGAGTTTGCGGATGATATTTTCTCTCATTATAGGAATCTACCTAAATCCAAAGACTATCGTATTGTTCAACGCAGTGGATTTTTATTTGGAGATGAATAATGAACCACTTTCTAAACCGTCCACTAACTGACCACAGGGCACTCCGGTGCCCTATACTATATTCATAAAACAGAAGGCAACACACCGCAATGTTTTCCAAATTTGAAAAGTTTCTAGCCATCGCCGCTACAACAGCCTGTGTGATTGGCGTTTGTAACACATTTGCTCTGACTGGAGTACCATTAGTGGTCTCAATTCCCTTCTCGATCGCTGGGGCTTGTGTCTTGATCTTTTTTGCATACCCCATCGTAGCTGACAAATAGATCCACTTCCATAACCGTCACAGCACTCCTTGCACGGGGTGCTTTTTTATTGTATAATGACTTTATAGACATCAAACATCATGTTCGAGAATCTTTTGAATCGTAGGACCTTTGATACAGAGAAGGAGTTGATTCTTTATGTGATTGAAAATTGTGATGAATCTTATTCAGATATTTACAAGAAATATGCCAAGCGTGAGTGGAAATCAAATCCCAAATATCATACGGGATACTCACCAGAGTATCTATATGATTCTTGGATCATGGAATGGTTTTCAAATAATTCCGATGATCAAGAGATTATTGAGGCATTGTGGAAAAAATACAAGTATGGAAATACATGTTGGACTAGACCGATATTTGAGATACCTTTTGTAAAAAATGTAAATCTCACTGATGATTTAATTAGGAGTGTTTATTCTTATTATTCTCCTAGGAATACAAGGATTCGAGAGATGCAAAAGGTAGAATACAAAAATATCTCAAAAGAAACTAAAGAATTGATTGATAACCACTGTATGACCCAACGACTTTGGCGGGATGCGGAAGATCTTAAGCAATTGTATTTGAATTGGAACCGGAATCAACGATACGCGGCTTACCTCAAGGAGAAAGTTATTCCATTTGCCGAGCATGTTTTTGCTACTGGTTCAGAACTTGATCGGGAGTGGGCTCGGGAAATGGCAAAATCCATTCAATATGAAAGAAAAGAGGTTATGGAAGGAAGACTCAATGCACCAGAAGATTGGGAGGAATGAACCACTTCCCAAACCGTCCACTGGGTCGCACCAGGGACGGTTTTCTGCTATAATATACATATTGATACGGAGATGACTTGACCCTCACCTTGCGACCCCACCAGAAGGATGCCGTTGCTGCTATGGGCAAGCACTCCAAAGGCCAGTTGATTATTCCGACTGGTGGTGGTAAGACTCTTTGCATGATTACCGATGCAAAAACACAACTTCAGAGTAACAATCCTCAGACTATTGTTGTTGTTGCTCCTAGGATACTGCTGGCTAATCAACTCTGTTCCGAGTTCCTAGAGATCATTACTGATCCTATGGTTCGTATTCTCCATGTTCATAGCGGAGAAACTAATCATGAATCTACTACTAAACCAGCATACATTTATGACTGGGCAGTACAGACTTGGAAGCGTAATCGTATTATCTTTACTACCTATCACTCTCTGCATCGTATTGTAGAGTCTGGTATCAAGGTAGATACAATCTATTTCGACGAGGCACATAACAGTGTACAACGCAACTTCTTTACACCTACCGAACATTTTGCTAGTGTATCTGAGTTGCGCTGCTTTTTCTTTACTGCTACTCCTAAGCATTCTCTTACTGTATTCAAACCAGGAATGAATGATGCAGAGGTTTATGGTAACGTAATCTGCAATGTTCCTGCACCTAAGTTGGTTGAGGGTGGTTATATCCTACCTCCTAAGGTTGTAGTCAAGCAACTGGAGATGGTTCAGGATAAGCAACATGTTGCAGAACGTGATGCACAGAATCTGATTGAGAGTATTGATGAGAACTCACTTAACAAGATTCTGATCTGTGCACGTTCTACCAAGCAGATTGTCAAGTTAGTATCACAATCTGATTTCACCTATCAGATGCATCAACGTGGTTATTCTGTGATGTATATTACTGCTAAGACTGGTGGTATTATCGATGGTAAGAAGGTTGATCGTGAGGAGTTTTTCAACACTCTGAATGCCTGGGGTAAAGATTCCACTAAGAAGTTTGTGGTTCTGCATCACTCTATCTTGTCTGAGGGTATCAACGTATCGGGTCTAGAAGCAGTGTTGTTTATGCGTAACATGGATTACATTGGAATCTCTCAATCAATCGGTCGTGTGATCCGTCTAGGAGGGTCTGAGAAGACGTTTGGGTTGGTCTGTGTCCCTGTTTATGATAAAGTGGGTATCAGCACTGCCAAGTCCGTTCAGGCAGTCGTTGACACCGTTTTCCAGCAGGGTGAACCTGCTATCTCTGTTGTTCGTCGTTGATCATGAAAACCACACTCGACTTGGTTCAAGAACTTCGTTCTCTGCCTGATGCAATTTATGAAAATTTCTGCAATCAGGCAAAGATGGTGGCACTAGAGTACCCTTCTGCACATGGAATCGACTGTTTTGCCCGTGGTGAAACAATTGAATATGGGTTTATTGATATTGTGGGGCAGTACATTGACTTGAAACCTAATATAAAGGAAGATTTCAACGATCCTGATGGTCTGTATGCCCTAGAGCACCTGACCGACGTGAAAACGCAAGGAAATGGGTTTTTACCACGTAAGGACAAGAAAGCTCTGTTTTATTCTAAACAATGGGATATTAAAAAGACTGCTAGTGGTGCATCTCAGTTTGAATCTAAAGCACATTCTTATATTTTAATTGATCCAATTTGTGCGCGCATTGCAGTGGTAGATACTAGTGTTTTCTATCGTAAACCATTCCGTAATAACTCTGCACGTATTTCGTTCAGTGTAAAACCACAGGATGTTTATATGATCTATGATGGTATTAGTAGTGTGATCGACAC